GCCGGACGGCACACCGGCATTGTTGAAGAAGCTGCGCACGTAATCAGACTGCGCCATATCACTGTCCACATGCCGCATGGCCGAAGCCAGCGCGGGCAAACGGCCGCCCAGCGCCACGTCGTCGCGCACAAGCATGTCTTCCGGCGCAATGTCTTTCTCGAACATGCCGTCCCGAAAGTGGTAATGCTTCAACACCCGCTCACCGCTGCGCAGCGTGTTGTAAACCGGCGTGACGCTGCCCGGTTGCAGCGGCCACAACTCCACCGGCAGCACACGCGAACGCACGATTTCGGCATAGAAGACGCCCGCCGCCTGCATACTCGTTTCGGCAAAGCCCAGGAACGCCACCTCGTCCATTTGCGGATTAGGCTGCATGAGCAGGCGCTTGAACGGATGCCCCTTCACCTCCTGCCACTCGTCTTCCTTGCCGCGCTCTTGCACGATGAGGCGCGGATCGGTGATCGTATCGGCGAGAATGTCCACGCAGGCGCGCACGAGCTGATTGTCACGATAGGCAGCGATCAGCGCGGCCGTGTCCGTAGGCGGCGCAACGGACAGGCGTTGAACGCCTGTCGCGCGCAGGGCCAACGCCTTCACTTGCGACGGCCGGAAAAAGTCCTTGATTGATTGTGTTACTCCCATGATGTTTTGGCTCCCTAGAAAAAGACCCCCTTAGACACCCCGCGCAAATCAGCCCAATCCCAAAACGCCGCGTCCGTTAAATCGTGCGGCGGCGTGAGCGGGAATCGTTTAAGCGACTGCTCAAGCACGTGATGTGTACCGACGACATGCACCACACGGCCGCGCTCGTAATCAGCCAGCATGCGCGTGTTGCGCTCAACCTTGCTGCCATGTCCTGCGCCCGCTTTGGCCTGCCTGAATTTCGGCATCAGCAGATCCCCCCGAACCAACTGCGCCGCATACGGCCGTATCCGGCCAACCTTCACCTCATCCAGCGCAGCCAGAACCGCCCGCGCCGTCTTAAAATCCTCCACGTCCCGTTCTGTCGCGTCCGCGCCGTCTTTCCGTTCTCGCGCGTCGTCGAAAGCGAGCACGGCCGCCGCCGCCTCGTTCATCTCGCGCCATACTTCGCGGTAAACCGACTTCCACGTATCGCCGCCCTGGTCCGTCTCGATGCCCACGACGTTAAAGCCCAACTCGAACGCTTTCAGGATCGCCCGCCAGATGGAATCATTCGGCGATGTCACCTGCTCCCATGAGAACAGGCGGTAGATAGTGCCCTTGCTGTCGATGCCGGAAGCAGAAATAGCGTGGCTGTCGGACTTGTCCGTACTCGTCACGGCCGGATCAACCCACACGCCACCGGCCAGCAAATCGGGCACGTCCTCGCGCCTCACCTGCCGGAAGACAATGTGATCCCAAATGCCGCCGAGCTTGGCCTGTACCTCGTGCTGCGCCTCTTGCAGGAACGCCGTCAGGCCCCACTCGTTGATCTGCGCTTCACAGGTGACCAAATCCTGCCCGTCCCATGTCGGTTCGCCGCCGATGATCGTGTACCCGCCGTCCGGCTTCTCTTCATAGGCCAGCCCGGTCACGGCCGGATGCGGGCCGGAGATGTGCGCGTCAAAGAGGAATCCGGCCGTCTTATTCGCCAGCCGCGAGAAGATGGAATCGGGATGGATTAGGTTCTGCACCATCATCACGGCCAGATCGTTGGAACCGGCCGGCAGCAGCGACGTGGTGATGATCTCTATCTTCTTGTCCGTCGTGCGCGCCGTGTCGTGCTTGGCGTCGATGTCATCAAAGATCATGACATCGGGCCGGTTCTCTTTCACCTTCGCGCCGCGCCGCGCCGTGTCCAGCCCGATAGCGTCAATTGTCAGGCCGGACGCCGTGCGCAGCCGCGAACGCCGCCAACCCTTGCTATGTCCGTATTTGGACACGTCCCGCTGCGCCAGTGACGGCCGTCGCTTCTCGATAATCACGCCTTCCAGCATCTCGCCGATGGTTTCGACGTGCTTGTCCGCGCTCTCCTGCGTTTCGCCGACGTACCAGATGTACTTGCGCACGCCACGCGCGCCGATGGCGACACAGGCCATTTCCGCCGATGAGCTTTTTCCGCCCCCACGCGCCCACACCGCCACAAACGGCCGTGGGCGCACGCCTTCTTCAATGCTCCAAATCCATTCCCAGAACTCGACATGGTGATCGGCGAAAGGCTTATCGGCGATGGCGGGAAAGTAGGCGGCCAGCCATTCGTACCACTCCATGTCCCGCTCTTGCGCGTCGATGGTGTCATCGCCGATACCGAGCGTTAACAGATCGACCATGCGCTTGACGGCCGTTGTCGGCGCTGGTTCCGGCCGGAAGTCGAACTGGTAGTTAACCAGGCCGTCCGTAAACGGAGATGAGATCGGCCTGAATGGCTCGCTTCTCGTCATTGTTGCTGACATGTCTGTTGATCGAATCCATCAGGAAATGCGCGACCATCATCGCCTGCTCTACCGATACAAATTCCTGCGCCTCTACCATGCGCTTGCGTTCGCTCTCCACCAACTTGCGCCGCTGCTCGATTACCTCCTGAATTTCAAACCACACGGCCGTATCGTTGGACGTGCCGTTAATGAGCGCCTCAATCTCGTTGGCGGCCTCCTGCTGCTTCTCTTTCTTGCCCTCCCGCGCGGCCGTCATCAACTCACTCCACAACTTGCCCAGCTTCTGCCAGAGCGCGTCGCGCTGGCTCATGTCCGTAAGCTGGCCGAGCAGCTCTTGCAGCCGCGTGCCGAGCAGGGCAATCTCTTCGCGCTGTTCCAACATCGTTTCGTCGGCGAGGGCGACGGCGTAGCGTTCAGAGAGGCGGGCGGGCATGTACTTGGAATAACGGCCGTGCTTGAATTGAGACGCGGCGATACCAACCGGAGACTTGCCGCCGTGCAAATGACAACGGCCGTTCGGCATCGGTGCACGCTTGCAGGGAGTTCCGGCATTCGTCTTGGCCCCACAGATCGGACGCTTGCCACCAGCTTCATGAGGTATCTGCTTGTTCATGGGGTAATCAACCAGGGCGCTGCCAATCACTCGCTCCACCCATAGCCGCAGTTAGGGCACACCATTTCGCGGGCGGTGTACGGCGCTTGCAGATTCGTCTCCACGGCCGTGACGGGGCGCTCTTCTTCTTCGTTCCACACGCGATCCGTGAGTGTCGCTAATTTGTCGACAGTTGCGCCCGCGTCGTAACGCACGGGATCACGGCCGTCAGCGGGCAGCGGCACTTCAATTTCCCAGTCATGAAACAGGCCGGATAAATCAAGCCCCGCGTCCATGTCCTCCTGCACTACCGTAAAATCCAGATTGATATTCAGTTCGGGCACGCGGTTGTCAGCATAGGCCAGCTTCCGCGCCTTGCCCGCATCCTCAGACAAATCCAAATCCTCACGCACGTGCACGATGAGCTGCTGGCCGGATGAACGCACGACAATGCCCTGCTCGATACCGTTGGCGAGTGCTTCAATGTGCGTCTTGTTGCCGCCGATGATCCGGCCGTGCTTGTCCACAACGATAGACCGGCCCGCGCCTAACTCGCGCAGGGACGCGCCCAAAGCGCCCATGCCGCGCTCAGTGCCGACATTGGCGTTGTGATCGTCCTGCTGCAACGTGCTCAGATCGATGATTTCAACCAGAGCTTGCTGATGTTCGTCCGCTGTTTTGCTCATGTTTTTTCTGCGATAGAACGTTAATTCTTGACTACGCGAACACGTGTTCAGGTGTTACAAGCGGCCATTTCGGCCCGCGCCAGAACGCTCTCAATGTCGTCGTCTTCGATGAAAGCGATCTCGTATTCGTTGATGTGGATGCAACAGCTCACATGGCCGTCGCTCGTGGCGAACACGGCCACCGTCACGGCCGTGTTTCCGCCGTATTTCTTGCTCACGCGCTTGGCAATCTCGACAAGGTTCTCCATCAGACGGCCTCGCTCAGTTGCTTGGCAAATCGCTTGATGGTGACGTCCTGCGCGAGACGGCCGTCTTTGCGCATTTGCTCGTATAACTCCTGCGCACACCACCCGCAGTAATTACCGCAGCGGCCCGCCGATTCCAGCAGCGCCCTGCTTGTCAGCGAAGCGTGGCACATGAGGCAGGTTTCCGGCGGCTCTTCGTTAAGATATCTGCGCTTGCCTCTCTCAGTACAGCACCAGGCTTCGTAATCGCTGACGAGTTGCGGCTGTTCTTTGCGCAAGATTTCTTTGCCCATGTTGAACCGGCCGTTAATCGTCCACTGCGAAGTAATGTCGGCATGATCCAGGTAGTAGTCTCTGATCAGCATTGGTTCGTTCATGATTTCCAGAGCCATCTCGCGCGGCGGCGGAAGCAGGGCGCAGATAGCGTCATGAGATTTACGAGACGCGCCGCGTGCCCTCAGCTCTACTCCACACTTTTCGCAAACCGTTCTTGGCAGCTTTGCCATAGCAGTAACGCCTCCAACTCTTCTTTCCCCTGCCCGCTTGTGTCGCGTATGGCGACGTAGCGCTTCTTGGTCTCGGTACATCGCGCTTCGCACACCCAACGGCCGTTAGCCAGCGGCCACACGAGGAACAGGCAATTCATGTCCAGCACCCACGCCCATTGCGTTTTGCCGTATGCCGA